TGCTGTTAGGTTTTATAGAACCTGCAAATGGATATGAAGATAAAAGTTTATTTGCATTTTATATTTGTGATGATGAGCAAAATATAATAAATGATGAACATTCATATTCAAAAGATAGCAGTTTACATTTTAAAACCTACGAAGAAGCAGAACTTGAATGTCTTAAAAAACTAATTGAAATCTGTAAAACTAAAACCAATGAATAAAGAATTTATCCCTTATGAACAATCATTAGCTCTTAAAGAACTTGGGTTTGATGAACCTTGTTTTGCTCTATGGTTTACTGAAAATAAACAACTGGTACAACAAATCTTTAATGATACAAGGCAGTATGATAAAGGTATGTTTATACAAGCACCAACTTACTCAGCAGCATTTAGATGGTTTAGAGAGAAGTATAATATACATGCAGAAATAACATGGTCTCCTTCTTATGAGTATGATCCTGGAGAATGGTCTGATGCTATTTATGAAATAACTTTTGTAGATGTATCATATACTAAAGAATGGAAAGCTGAATCACCCGATATGCAAAGAGGTAATGGTAAACAGTTAACATTCGAAGAAGCAGAACAAGCATGCTTAGATAAACTAATAGAAATAGTAAAAACAAAATAATGGCACAATCAATTCTAGTAATCGCTGAGTCCGGCTCAGGTAAATCAACATCCATTAGGAACTTAGATCCTAATGAAACATTAATCATTAACATTGCAAATAAACCTTTGCCTTTTAAAGGTTGGAAAAGTAAGTATGCACTTTTAGACAAAGAAAATCCTAAAGGAAATCTTTTAAATGTATCTTCTGGTCCTGGTGTATTAAAAGCAATGATGCATGTTAATGAGAAAATGCCACACATCAAGAACTTAGTTATTGATGATAAAAATTGCTAGTCATCATTAAATTACGTGAATCTGGGAAAGCCTTGTAGAAGGTAACCCTGTTCCAAGTGCCATAGAAATATGGTAAAGGATCAACGACTAGTACATACAGTCTTACCAAGTGAAGTTGGAGACAATGAAGTACCAAGAGTGCGTAACATAAAGGGAGGTCAACCTCATTAACTTTTATGAAGAGATAGTCTGGACTATAGATATAACTAAAATTAACATTTAAACTTGCAAATCGTCTGAAAAATTTGTATATTGCAGTATGGCTTACATATATACATTAGAACACCCTGTAAACTCAGAAATAAGATACATAGGTGTAACAATGAGAACGTTGCAATCAAGATTATATGATCATTGCTCTTCATATTACCTTAAAAAAGTAAATAATAGAAGGGCAACGTGGATAAAATCATTGAAAAAGCAAAACTTAAAACCAATAATTAAATTATTAGATGAAGTACCTGATGACAAAAGGTATGAAACAGAAATGTTTTACATAGAACAATTTAAACAATGGGGATTTGATTTAGTTAATTCTACTAAAGGTGGATCTGGAGGTACAACATATGTGCGTCCAAAATTTTACCATAAGGAAGAAACAAAGTTAAAAATAAGTAAGGCAAACACAAGATCTCATTCAACAGAATGGATTGCTAATGCGGCAAAAGGAGCTTTTAAACCAATTACACAATATACTTTAGATGGTATAATACTAAAAAATTGGGATTCAACAACAACTGCAGCACTAGCACTAGGTGATATAAATTATAAAAAAAATATATCATCTTGTTTAAGAGGTTTGCGTAATCATGCATATGGATTTAAATGGGAATATAAAACTATAGATCTACAGGATAAAGAGCCTGTAGGGTAACAATATACGTGGCAGTATATGTCAAGCTTTGAGTATTTTGACAAAGCAAATGAGAAAGGGTGGAATTAATCATGCCCTTGTAAAATCGCTTAAATTGCGGGGACATCCTAAAGTTCATAATACCAACTTAATATAGTAATATAATTAAGGGCATTGCTAATCACAATGATATGGTAAAAAGTTATGAGATAATAATGGACAATCCGCAGCCAAGCTTCCTTGAAAAAGGATGAAGGTTCAGAGACTAAAGAGGCGAATTTTGTTTATAATTAAATGAAATATGATATAGTCCGGCTATATATGAAAGTATATGGAATCACCGATGATAAATTTACCTCTATTGCTGCAAACCTTGCAGCCGTTGCTAAAGCACCAAAAGATCTCAGAGATAATCTCTATGTGTTTTTCTTAACACATTCAGAAGATAGCACTGATATTAATGGTAAACGTAAAATTAAAGCTAAAACTGTTGGAAAAATGATCGATAATTCCCTTACCTTAGAGGGCTTATTCTCAATTGTTTTATTTGGTAAAGTAATTAAAGAAGAAAATGGTAAAATGAACTATATGTTTGCAACACAAACAGATGGTGAGACAACCTGTAAATCCCCAATGGGTATGTTTGATGAAGAGATGATCCCGAATGATCTTCAATATGTCAAAGAATGTATCCAGAAGTATGAAAATGAATAATAATTTTAAATTTTAAAATCAAATCAAATGTTTAGTACAAAAAACGTATCAGCAAACAAAGTAAGTCCAGTTATTGGACCAGGTAATCACAAAGTAAAAATCAATAGCTTAAGCTTTGATCCTACTCCTTATGATCCACAAGCATTTAACATTACATTAAATGTAGAAACAGAACCAGTTAGTGGAGAATTTCAAGGTTTCTTAGTAGATGCTAACAATCCTAATGGTCCACGTTATGTAGGTCAAGTAGGACGTGTTAGAATGTCCCCGTATCCTTATAAGGATACAACTCTTACTACAGGGAGAAAAATTGTAGCTGCAGATGAAATGGTAAAAGCAATTGCTTTCTTAGCAGATGTTACCGGTAAAAGAGATGAAGTAGATATGATTGAAGCTAATTCTCTTGAACAATTTTCAAAAGCTTGCTCTCAAATTTTCAAAAACACTGATTATATCAATGCTTGCATTGGTGGCCGTGAGTGGGAAAATAATGATGGTTATGTAAATGTAGATTTACACTTACCTCGTTTATCTAAAACAGGTTTACCACTTGAAGCTGTTGGTTCTACTGCAGGTAGATTGCTTACTTTTAATTATGAGGAGCATGTAAGAAAACTTGTAAAGAAAGAATCAACATCTGCGGGTAATTTTGAACCTACAGATAGTAAAAACGGAGATGATTTTGATCTATAAGTAGTACTGATAATTAAAAAAGGGAGGGTCTTTTGATCTTCCCTTTTTAATTTATGTTTAGCACAAAAAATATTATTGTTGAAATAAATCAAGTTCCAAGCTATTGGGCTTTTCAATACTATTTGCAAATTCATGAAAAACTTACAGGACAAAATATTAAAATAAAATCCGTTTGGAATTCTACAGAAAGAACTCCTAGTTTCTGCATCTATGTAGATAGATCTCAAATGCAGTATTTATTTAAAGATTTTTCAACTGGTAAGTTTGGTAATAAGATTACCCTAGTCATGGAGTTGTTTAATATTGACTATGCTACAGCTTGTGATAAACTTGTACATGATTATAATGTCTATATAAAGAATCAAGGAACTGAATCTATTGAGCTTAATCCAGATAATAAATGGGAACTAGGTAGTATTAGTCCAAGACAATGGAATACTTTAGATTCTGCTTATTGGTTGAGTTATAGGATAGGTAAAACAATGCTTGAAGAATATAATGTTAAGCCTCTTGAATACTATACTATGCTTAAAGATGAAGATGGAACTACCAGTAAATTAAAAATTGAAGGTGAGCACATTTATGCTTATTGTGATAACGATGGTATTCCTTATAAAATCTATCAACCTTTTAAAAAGAAGCATAAGTTTCATAAGCTCAAGTCACATATTCAAGGACTTGATCAACTTAAATATAATCAACCTAATCTAGTTATTTGTTCATCCCTTAAAGATGCAATGTCTTTAAAAGGTTTTGGTTATAATATAGAAGTTATTGCACCTGACAGTGAAAATAGCATAATTAAAGCTTATATTATTCAAAATCTAAAAGAAAAATACAAAAAAATTATTACTCTTTTTGATAATGATGAAGCTGGTCATAAAGCTATTGAAAAATATATAGAAACATATGATATCAATGGCGTAAGTTTAACTATAAGTAAAGATGTATCAGATGCAGTAAAGGAATATGGTTTTATTACAACACATGAACATTTAAAACCGCTTTTAAAAAAAGCATTATATAAAATATGAAATTTTTTATACCAGGAAGTGTACCGTCATCTAAAAATGGTAGACGGTGGACAGGCAAATACTTTATTGCCAGTAAAACAGTAGTTAATTACAGAAAAATTGCTAAGCCTTATTATCTTCAATATGCTGATGCATTTAAAGCTGAATTAGCTAAGCACAAATTTCCTGTAGAAATAGGCCTAACATTTATTAGGGGAACCAAACATAAGTTTGATTATATTAATCCAGCACAAACTGTACAAGATGATATGGTTACATATGGCTGGATTGAAGACGATAATGTTGACTTCATTAAACCAGTGTTTTTTGATTATCAATATGATAAAAATAATCCAGGAGTAATAATTGAAATAAATCCAAATGGCAAAACTTAACCAAAACATGTTACCTCTTTTAGTAAACCTAAAAGATAAGGGCGTAACAAAAATTGAAATTACTTTTTCTGGTTCTGGTGATTCAGGAGATATTGATGAAGTAAATCTTTATGCAGATGATGATTATATATCCGATAGGAAAGATTATATATCTAATGAAGATTATAATACGTTAGAAAGTAACTGTTATACATTAATTGATGAATGTATTGAAGGAGCTGATTGGTATAATAATGAAGGCGGTTATGGCAAAATATACATTAATCTTGAGTCAATAACAGCTGATGTAGAGTATAGTCAAAGAACTATAGATGACTATAGCTGGGAAGATGTATCAATATTTGATATATAATGGCCCATCCAAACTTGCATGCTAAAAGCTCTGCAAGAAAGTTTGGCGGTAAACCTGAGGAGTACTTGAAGTATCATGAGTGGTTTGATGAGACTAAAGCTTGGCTTGGTCATTCAAATCATAGGTTATTCCGTCATCATTCTGAAGGAATCTTTGAAGCAGAAAAAGTATTTGGAAAAAGTTTTATCAACTCAGATGGTAAAACTGTATATACAAGATATGTAGGTGAACAACATGTAAAGGAGGACTGTAATAATTATATTCCTTCAGCAAAAGAATGGATTGTTCATCTAAATAGTAAGTCCCGTCCAGATTGGATGAAAAAAACTCTAGAAATAAATGACTAATATGAAAATTTCCATTACAGAACTATTAGAATTAGAACGTATGCTTAATGCGGGTAATGAAGATTATGAAGTTGCAGTAAATAATATTAAAAATTTAAATTTTAATGTTATCTATATAATGTTACTTTCTAAAAATCTTAACTCTGATAAAAGACGAGAGTTCTTAAATTATTTTGAAATTGACTCTGTTAATCTTGTAGAATTATCATTTAATAATCTATATAAAAAGATTAGCTTAAATGTAGAATTAATTCAGGATGAAATTCTCAAAGAGTACTTCCATCATTCTATTAAAAAATTAGTTACACAATCATTAGATGCACTATCATTACCAATATTGGATGCATCTATTAAAATTAAATGGCCTAAATGCAAGCAGTAATTGACAAGGTATCAAAAGCTTCTAAGCTATTGATATTTAGTGAACCTTTTTATGGATTGTTCTTGATTGGTCTTAACAAAAAATATAGAAAAGATATTCCAACAGCTGGTGTCAGTAAAAATGGCATTGGTGTGCAGTTGGCTATTAATCCTGATTTTGTTAATCCTTTATCTGAAGAACACACAATTGGTCTTTTGAAGCATGAGCTCAATTAGGGCTCCTTATACAGTAATGTATATGTAAAACGTCTTAAATTGCCGGGGACCCCCTAAAGCTTTATCTACTAAGCATGCACCGTGAGGTAGTATGTGGCTGAATTAATTACTCAGATACAGTAAAAAAGATAAAGATGTCGAAATGGGAAATCCGCAGCCAAATTTCTTGGTTATATGATTTATTTTTGGTATATTGTAGTATAAATACTTACATATATGAAAACAGAAATAGAACAAAAAGTAATTGATTATTATGTTACTGATAAATTATCAGGTAAAAAGATTGCAAGTATTTTAACTATAAATGTTAAAACAGTATTTGCCATTTTAAAAAGAAACAATATAAAATCAAGAACTTCGTCTGAGTCAGCAATGAAATATACTTGCCAAGATGACTTTTTTAATGTTATAAACACAGAAAAAAAAGCATATTGGTTAGGTGTTTTGTTTGCAGATGGTAATATTACAAAAAAAGCAAGTAAATCTGGACAGATTATTTTTTCATCAAAAGACAAAGAATGGGTAGAACTATTCTTATTAGATATTGGTTCAAATAACTCTCCAAATTGTGAATATCAAAAATTATACAAGAAGTATATATGGAAAGCTCAAATAACATCAGCTCAAATGTATAATGACTTAAATATTTTAGGATGTACACCAGCTAAAACTAAAACAATTAAAATACCTATACTAGATGTTTCTTTAATACATCATTTTGTTAGAGGTTATTTTGATGGTGATGGTACAGTTGGAACTTACAAAAAT